TATCAAAATAAGCTCCTCTATTCTCTTTATGAAAAATTGCCAATTAAAGTTGGTGTACCATTTCAATATGGTGGCTTCAATGCATTAATTAAGGAGTTAGATCAGGAGTACAATGGTCAAGGTGATGTTCGAAAATGGGATAAATGCTTTTCGACCAATCAACGATTACGATGCGGATTGATCCGTTTACTTACGGATTCACAGACTCTTATTGAGTCGAGGCGAGTTTCAATAACTAATATATGGTATGAAGCTTGGGAAGATTTTCATAAAAGTTTCTTTTCTTGCACTTCTGTGTGGGATAAGATTCTAATTCTTACTCAAGCTGGATCATCCATTTTAGATGAAAGAATACGAAGGATGTTTCGAACTTACCTTCATTCTATTTATTCGGTTGTTATAACTCCCTGGGGACAGGTTCTCCTTGTTAGTGGTGGGATGAAGTCGGGTGATGGTAAAACAACATCAGACAATAGTCTTGCTCATCTAGTAATTATTCTTGCTTATATTCATTTTAAACGTGGTGGAGTTCGAACTTGGCAACAAGCTCTCCAGATTTTTCGTCCTTGCATTTATGCTGACGACCACTTGTTTACAACCAATGACCCAATTTTAGCCTCCTATGAAACCCGATCGGAGTTTTATAAGTCACTTGGTTTTGAATTAAAGAAGGATGACGATCTAGTCTTATCTCGCTATAAAGTTTTAGGACTCACTTTTCTTGGTGCAAGTATTGGAGAGGACACAGGATTTAAAGTGCCGATTTATAATATAAATCGAATCTTTTCGTCTCTTGTTCAATCCCCTACATCTATGCCCCTTTCTCAGAAAATTGACAAAGCACGATCTTTGCTAGTTCTTTCTACTTTTTGCGGATTACACTACTTTCAAAGGATACATCAGTACCTTTCTTTTCTCTTAGATTTATCTTCAAAAGAACGTACACCTGTAGCACCTATCGGGACAATCCCGTCAATTAGTTCTTTGTTCCCTGTTCTACCTGATCACGAATTTTGTGTTCGTTTTTGGACTGGTTGTGAATATGGATCAACCTTCGGCGCGTCACCGGCACCGAAGGATTGCCATTCCGGTGTTTTTAGAAAACCTCACCCGGTCCTTTAATGTCCACAGAAATCGTGGTCAAATCACCCAAGACAAATGGAAATCGATCTGGAGATCAAAAGAAAA